GGAAGGTCTTCTTGTGCCGCCTCCAATCTCTCAATTAAAATTTCAAACTGCCGCTGCTCATCAGTCTGAGACTTAACCCATTGGCGTATTGGGTTTCCATCCTCATCATAAAAAGTAGACACGCCTTTAATCTTGTGACCATCAGGCACAGGGTGGTGCCAATCATTGTCGGGACTGTAGCCTTGCCTAGCTGCTTTGGATTTTACCGCCTCTAAATGATCTCTTACGGTACTGCGAGCCATCCCAGTTTCAACAGACACGGCGCGTTGGGACATTCCCCGAACAAAAAGAAGAGTAATTACTTCTACCTGTTTTTCGGTCGAGCAGAATTGCAATAATAGATGACTCATAATAATTCCCCCAGCCGTAAACGACTGATTTTATTTTTGTTTTTTAATTGCCTCTAACAATAACTGGCGGTACTTAGGTAAGGCGTTTTCTTTTTCAGTCATTGACTCAATAAATTGATACAACTGCCCCTCTATTAATCTATGCCGCATTAACTCTACTGCCATAGCTCGCTGCTGGCTTGGTAGCATTGACTTCCAATGGTACTTTTGGGTTACAAATAACTCCAATACGCGATCATCTACATGCTCAACAGTCATTAAATCATTCCTTTTTTAGTTTGCCCAGAATGCCCAGTTTGCCCAGCTTGCCCAGAAAGTCCAGCCAGCCCATGTTTTACGGGGCCACCTTTCCTTACCCGCCCCCTAAACTATGGGCATCAGGGGCATTGTGGGCATTCTGGGCATTCTGGGCATTAGATCTCAGAGTTCCATGAGTAAAACTTTTTGCCGTGTTCACCACGGCGCTCTAGTTTTAAATGATTTCCCTTCAAAAGATCAATGCAATTGCGTAATGTTTTGCGTGAGCAAGCGTTAGGATTGATATCGTCATCGTTTAATAAAGAAAATAAATCGCTTTGCGAATATGTCTTGTTGTTTTTCATCACGCTGCTAAGAAATACAAACTCATCCTCATATCTAGATAATGCCCTGCCTATATTAATCTGAGCCCTTTGCCGATGCTTGAGGTCAGCAATATCATCTGCGCTCATAAACTTTACTGAATCTACAGACTCTTCGTAATCGATTAGCCCTGATGTCTGCTTGTATTTAAATCCGCCCTCAAAGCTAACCTGACTCCTATCTTTTTCATTGATAACTAATAGCTCTTGGTACGCAGCAAACTTATCATTCAAAGGATCAAGGCCAAACATATTGTCTACGTCAGCCTTTAGATCTCCTACGCCTTCATATACTAGTCTGCCATCCATTGTTCTGTGCTTGTTGCAGTGCCCTAGCAAAACCACGGTTCCTCCTGCCGCAGCAAACTCTCGAAAAACGTGCAGTATCTCTCGCATATCAGCCTTGTTTAAAACTGGTGCAAACTTTTTAAGAGTGTCGCAAATAATAATTTTGCCATCAGCCTCACCTTCCATTCTTATTGCATTCAACAAATGCAGCGCGTCGTTTGTATTGCGAAGGCGTGGGTCAGGTGAGTTTGCAAGAGTAACCATAGTAATTCCATGCTTGCCACCCAGCTTTGCTTTTTGCAAGACGCCCTTGGCCCCATCATCTTCATTGAAATAAATAACATTAGACCCACTAATTAAATTATTTCTTATTGATTGGAATAAATTTCCTAATATCCAAACAGTTTTTCCTGCTCCGCTTGGGGCATAAACCAAAGTGACTGTCCCTGTAGTTATCATGCCGGGAATTACATCTCGCTCTTTTGAGAGCCGATCTTCTAACTCTTTAATTCTTCCGTTGATAGCAGCGTTACGCAGCCTGCTAAGAGAAGATACTGGACTTGGGTGAGCTACCCCATTGGGTTTGGTTTCGTTTAATACAGGGCCATTGAGAGCCTCTGAGGGGGTATTGGCTAATTGGCTTTCTTGAAAGCAATAAGAAGCCCAATCGTCTGACATAGAACACTCCTTTTTTTAGGGGGGAAACCTTACAACTCTGACTCAACTCTGCTCACTTGTCAATAACTATCATTAACTTTATAATGTTTGCAAAGGTTGACATTCTTTGGATGGATAGCTACAGTAAAGGAAATCAACAAAGGAGAATCGCAATGTCTGAAGAGAAAAGCAAGCTATATGAAAACCTGCTGAACGCTCAACGCCACCTTTCACATGCTACTGCATCGGCTACAAACCCGCACTTCAAGAGTCAGTATGTTCCATTTGAAACGCTGTGGGATTATGCCAAAGAAGCATTAAACGAGCGTGGTATTTTGATTCAACAGATCAGCCATGAGTGCGAGGTTGGAGCGTGTATCGAGACCATTCTGATTGGTTACGGAGAAACATTTGGTACTGGCAAAATGATTGTCAGAGCAGACAAGCCAACAGCACAAAGTTTTGGAAGCGCTGTGACTTATGCTAAGCGATACAGCTTATCGATGGCATTAGGCATTGGCGCAGACAAAGATGACGATGCAAACAAAGCAGAGTCAGGAAGCAAGAGGGCATGGTAGAAACCTATGAGGAGTTCTTAGTGTACATGGAATCTGTGCGCGACAACTTTGATTTTGTCAGTGATGTAAAAATTGCAGTAGCAAATGAAGAGTGGGACATTCTCAGGGCTATCATCGAAGACACACCGAACAGTGTTAAGGAGGCATTAAATTTAGCGCCGTCTAAAGGCGGCATCTTTACAACCTATGAAAATAGGGTAATGAAAACCAATCCAAACAGGAATACAAAATGAGTGAAGAAAAGAACTTTGTTAATGGCATGATCATTAAACTCCCAGATGAAAAGGCTCCTGACTTTGTGAAGCTAAAGCTGTCGCTAAAGCTGGACGAGTTAGGCCCATGGATATCGGCTCAAAAAAAAGAAGATCCTTCTGTAGAGTGGATTAACATTGAGATTAAAGAGGGTCGATCTGGCAAGTGGTATGCTGAACGCAACATGTGGAAGCCAGAAGCTGTGACGCAGCCAACGCCAGCATCATCAGGCGATGACATTCCTTGGTAATAAATAAACCATGCCTCGCTAGTCGGGGCTTTTTAAGGAGAGACAATGAGCGCACAACCTGAATACCTTTACTATCGAGAATTGTTTAGCATCTTCAAGGCATACACCACGCCTAAGTTAATGAAGGTTCTGGACTCTCAGGGCATCAAATACTTTACTGACGCCAAGGGCAAACCATTTACCACCCGCGTTGCCATCGAAGGGGCATTGGGATCTGAGAGCATCGTCTCATCTACCGAACCGGAAAGCCCTGTGGAATCTGCAAGATCGCTTAGCTAGATAGGGGGCGCAGGCATCTAGCCCTGCGGTAACAATCTGCAGGCTAGTGCCATCGGGAGGGGTAAAGTAGAGCAGCGATTGTGACCACTGGGCGCTGCCAACCAGCTCAATCAGGGTAGGAGTGGAAACCCCTGGTCAAGGCCGAGTGTACTAACAATCAGGATCAAAGTCATGCCACTCCTGTTGCTCGGTTACTTCATGTCTTGCAGACCAAGCCTCATTACATTCATCGCAAACTCCATCATCGTCAATAAACCCTGACTCTACAGACTCGTCACAAATAGTGCATTGCCGTAAGTCATCATCGTTCACTAGAATGCTCCATCTCTTTTTCCAGCCATTGTTGGCAATCTTTAATAGACACTGATTCAGCGTTAGTTTGTGCGTATACATAGTCGTTGCTTGAGATCTCATCTATGTATTCGACCATACACCTCAGCATTAATAGTTCTTCGTTGGTCATTAGATTGCACCCCCTAATACTAGGCAAGCAAAAGCAACAACCATGATGCACAACAAGCTAATTACCATTTCATTATTCATATCATCCATCTCCATGTTTGGCTGCAATCTCTTGTCTGTAATCAGATATCACCTCATCAAAACAACTGGGGTGATAAACCATATCGTCCCAATTATCTTCCCAAGGTAAATCGTCAGGTAAATTTAAAGGCATCCACTTTGCAGAATGCCATATCGTTTCGTTGCAGTACTCGCATTTATTCATCGAACACCCCCATCTTCCAAACCCTTAACATCCGAATACCATCAACGATTTCTGTTCGGGTAGCTGGTTGCACTCCATTACAGTACATAGAAGATACAAATGATTTACCTGTATAAAAAGGCAGCAGCACTGAATCACCTTCATTCATTTCATGCATTAGCTTTTGCCATTTACCATGTCCCCTTACTTTTAAAGGAATCTTTATTCCTTTCTCAATTGTTATCTTCATTACCAGTTCTCCAGATCTGGCCTGTATTTCCAGAAGTCATCCATTATTTCATCGTGATTAAACAGTCGCTGAATATCTTTTGGAGGAGTAACTCCGTCCGCATAGATAGCTTCTATCTCAGTATACGGCGGCTCTTCTCTATTGCCCGGCTCGTAATACATTTCAACTACAACGCCTAATGCTGGGTGTGACCAAGATACATTACTCACCGTTGCGTCCCTCCTCTCTAGTAATTAAGTGCTCAATTGCTGACAAAGGACTATCTAATCCAGTAGCAAACCCACTCATCCAACAAGTAACAGGGTCACGATCACCCCACATTTTCTTGTAACGACGGTAATCACGCAGCTGTCTTGCTTTGCTATTACGAAAATGATTTCTCCAAAAAAGTAAATCCTGCATTGCGGCAGTCTTAGCTGTCAATTGATTGATCTTTAACATCGAAAATCTCCTCAATGGTTTTGTGCTTCGGAATAAAATTAATGTGCTTGTTACCTACTACCTCAGAAATAAACCCATGCAGCCCTTTGTAATCTGGCTTCATGTCGTTAGCAGCGCACCAATTAAAGTACGCTTTAACTAACGAGCTTGGATAATAATTATCTGTATCAATTGGTTCGGTCATTACGCTCCCCCAACTCTTCGTTTAAATAATTAATGCAGCACTGAATGTCTAAGTGTATTTGTGCAAGGCTGTCGCTTTTGTTTTTTAAGAGTTTAAAAAGTTGATCAGCTTGTTGTAACACCGTAATCATGGAACGAACATAATGACGGTCATCAAACTGCACTACGTTTTGTTTGGGTTTAGCAGAGTAAGGAAACAAACTTCTTGCTGCTGCTTGGATCGAATGAGCATCACAATAACCTGAAGCCGTATCGTAAAGGTGGTCTTGCAACGCAGCACATTCTGCTTTTACAAGCTCAGGACATGCAGCTGAAATTACATCAACAGACACTACAATCTTTGTCATTTCTTTCTCCTTTTGATTGAGGCGGGAATCTGGCCCCCGCACCTACCGGATCGGGGCCAGTTCCAGCCGAGATCATTCCTTATCAATAAAGGTTTTGACCAGTTCACGAACACCATCTTCCAGTTTGTCAGGCTCCATTATTCTGGTGATAAACTCACCTTCATAAGTTTTCCAGCTAACTTCAACCTTTCCACACGGAAGTATTTCAATTTCATATAATGCTTTCTTACTCATGCTGCCTCCTTAAAAAGGAAATCTAATTACAAAATCAGATGGCTGCTTCTTTAGCTTGTCACCCATCCCCTTATAAAGAAGAACAAAGATCGACTCTTTCATATCTTTCTTGCTCTTGAACACACGGTATAGCTTGCCATCCTCTGCTTTAAAATCAGACAGTCGTTTAACAACACGGTAAATAACTATGTCACCTAACATTAGGTTGTCACTCTGCGGTGCTATGTAATAACTCATGCTGCCTCCTCATACTTACGCTTCATAGTGAATTGGGACATGACATACTCGACTGCTTTCTGTGCAGAAGACGCAGCTTTAAGTATGTATTGGGGATCATCCTTGATTGCTTTCTGCCATGACTGCAGATAACTAGCGTGTTGCTTTAGGTCATACGACACGCCAAGCTCAGCGCATAAGAACACGCTGCCAAGCTCGGCAACTAACTCTTCTTTCGCATAGTCTTCGCTGCCGAACCTGCCAGTAAGCGGTCGATCTAATCGCTTGCTGTGCCCAGTAGCATGAATGCACTCATGGTATAGCGTCGATTGGTGGTCATCATCTGACTCAAATTGCCCCGGCAGCGGCATCTTAATCTTGTCAGTAACAGGTGAATAACAAGGGTTGTAGTGAGCATGGCAATCAAGCCCAACATGAAGAGCCTCTACTATTTCATAAGGTCTTTCCAGCTTACTTATCCTTACCTGAACTGTTGGCACCTCAATACCAATCTGATCTAAATTAAACAGGTTGTATACCTTGGCAAACTTAAACATTTTTTCAGGATCATCTCTGTCAGTGCCAGTGCCAAAGAAGACAGCTGGTGTTGCCGTCTGTCCTTTGACTGATCCGCCAAGATCTTTTGCTTGATTGAATGTCACCCAATATGGACTTGTATAGTCATTAGCCCACGCCGAGATCATCGTCATTATCTGATTGGTTCCAGTGTAAGCACGTTTACTCAACCAGTTACAATGCAGCCTAGATTGTGATTGCCAAGTCTTACGCCAAGTCAACTCATCTTCCATTGCCTTAGATATAAGCTCGACAATACGATTGTATTTCTTAGACATACCTAACTCCTTGTGATTGAAAATAGGCTGAAGATACCCTCAACCTTTATTAAACTTTATCAACCTTTGCAATGTTATGCAAACATTACTATCAATAATTAGTCGGCAATTAATTCACCAAGCTCAGAAAGCTCGGGTTGTTTAATGCTCGCATAGCCAACGGCATTCATTGAGTCGCAAAAATCCTGCAAGTAAACAGGATGCATGCCCTCGTCTAATCGGACATCAAACTTTACCTCTGCTAAATAAAAACCGAGGTGATCTACAATTTGATAAACTTTCATTGTTTACTCCTAATCAAAAATTAATTTAGCGGATGCTTTGAGGCATCACACGTGCGCGACCACCCGCGCTGTCCAGCGGGTATAATGAAGCGCCGTGGGATCAAAGCTCCGCGTCGTCTTCAAACGGACACCAGATAAGTGCCGCAACCATCGTCATCGCTAGGACAAACATCCCAGCGCCATACCACATATTCTTTGTGTCCATCGTCATCAGTCCGTTGACTGCGCACACAATCCCCGCTACTAAACAGATGGGGAACAACAGCTTGAACATTGCTATTACGTTCATGTCACTACTCCTTGCAGAAAGAAAAAGGGACCCGAAGGCCCCTCGATGATTAAGCTACCTTGCGGCGCTTGTTAGATGGAACAGCTTTCTCGGTGGTGTCAGGCTGCTCAGCTATCTCGTCGCGAGACTCAGGCTTTTCTGATTTGTTTCGGAGGTACGCAAGTGTCTTTTCGGCTCGTTCGATCTGAGCAGAGTGAGCATCCTCAACCGCCATCGACAACATCTTTTTACCTGCTTTTGTCTTGCGTTCCCAAATGGCGATCTCAATCCTCCTGCCTTCGAGCATGATTTCTCCCTTAAAGGATGGAGCTTTTTCGCTGTACTCGAGTCCCTTGTCGTTGTAGAAGGCTATTCCTTTGTTGTTTTCGATGTTAAGTGCCATGATATTTCCTCTATTGATTGATTTGTGTCGTTGCCGACATGAGCAGAACTTCACTGGCTGTGCATGATTGCAAGGGGGAAGTTGAGCGTGAATCGCGGAGGGTCCGCGTATGAGGGCAGGCTTTTCCGCTTTGCGGAAAAAATAGCGGCCCGATTGTGAGGGGAAGCTTTTCCGCCAAGCGGAAAAATAGAGCGCCCCGAGCGTGTGGAAACCGTTATTCTCGCGGCCCTTGCGAGCAGGTGCAGACTGTGAATTCGTTGCGGTTGTCAGGCTACGACGGGTACAAATCTATCGATAGAGGAGATATCGCTTATGGCGCTTGACGTCGGGAACGGCAAAGGATTCTGCAGCGGCGAGGGTGAGGAGCAGCGGAAAACGGAATCCTTGGGAGCAATCAGGATTGAAGGCAACCCCCCTGCCATTTGGGAATGCAGGACAAAGGCTACGAATCCGCCGACAACAACTGCTCACTCTGATCAGATCGGGCTAGTCGATACTCTATGTGGAAGGTTACTGAATAGCTCAGGGGATCCTAGCCAGACTCTCACACTCGTCCATACCAGCGGCAACTACCCTGCAGCCACAAGGGGGGTTCAATTGACACCACGGGGGGGAGAAACTGCGACGGTCGATATATATAGTTCCCACTCAGATACAAAAAAAGCGGAAATTAAAAAAAGGAATGTGTTATAGATACTAGCTAAGCGGCGGGTTTGTTAGAAGAAAAAGTAATATCGAAGAGGTGTTTGTATTTCTATGGATTTATCTATAGGATAGGGGGGGTAAGGCGGGCGTAATATGCCCGTTTAGTTTTTAGGGAGATCCAAAATGGAAGACAAAGGCCATACAGTTGAATATACGTCCATTGATTACCACTCAATGTGCGAGAAATCTAAGTCCAGAGTTAAAGAAATGCAGAAGGCTGGCTACCAGACTATGCATGATGCCAAGAAAACCCCAGAAGAAGTAGGGAAAAGGGACGGATACTCAATCATTATGATGGGAAAGCATGACTGAACAGCGCAATCAAGATTCTGGCAGGCCATCTAAGACGGATCTTGCCAGTAATTCAGCTGGGGGAAGGAAGAAAGTTGGGCGTCCAAAGGGTGACGCCGCGATAATTAACGAGTATAAAGCTCGTATGCTGGCTTCGCCGCGCTCAAAGAAGGTAATGGACACCATATTTGAGGCTGCATTAGACCATGACCATAGAAATCAGGCCGCAGCGTGGAAGTTGGTAATGGATCGGATACTCCCGGTTGCTGCATTTGAGAAGGATATTGTCAAAGATGCTGGAAGAAGCGCGATACAAATTAACATCACTGGTGTTGGAGCTACGTCTATTACGAATGCAGCTGCAACAGAAGGCGAAGAAGAAGATACAGTCATTGCGATCCAAGATCCGAGCGGTCAAGATCAGCATTAACCAGTTTATCCATGAAATTTTTCGATAAGTCTGAGTTTAACTGCCAGTACACAGGGGAAAACGAAATGAACCCTGAGTTTTTGCAGAAACTAGACGAGCTTCGCGAAACCTGCGGTTTCCCTTTTGTTATTACTAGCGGGTACAGAAGCCCAGACCACCCTATAGAATCTGAAAAAGACAGTCCCGGCACTCACGCCCAAGGCATCGCAGCTGATATTGCGGTAACTAGCTCAGCTAACAGATACATACTAATTAACTACGCTTTTCAACAGGGATTTACGGGGATCGGAGTAGATTCTGGGTTTATTCACCTAGATATTCGTGACACTGTACCTGTAATCTGGACGTACTGATGTTATATACCAAGCATTTGCAGTTAACTGACGCAACAGAAACAATACTGTTTACTGTGCCTACTGGCTTTCATGCAGTAATTTACTATATCTTTATTGCTAATCATGCTGGCAGCACAAAGACAGCCTCTTTGCATTTTCATAATGCTGGTGGAGCTAACAGGGTAGATATTTATGATGATGAAAGCGTGGGTAGCGGTAATAGGCTGACTCTGAATAATGGAGGCGGTCCTATTTTTGCTTTACATGAAGGCGAGGTAGTTAAGATACAAACAGAAGCCAGTTCAGATATGGAATTTGCGGTAACATTTGATTTGATTGAGATGTCACCATCGTTAATTAACTTTGTATAAAAGCCCTTATTGGAGAACTTTATGAAAACTATTGTGGTAGCACTGGCGGTATTAGCATTAACGGGTTGCGCCTCAAGCAACTCACTATATTACGAAGCAGTACAAAAAACTGCAGAGGCTAATGCAAAAGCAGCACAGGCTAAGTTTGACGCCTTATCTCAAATTGCATCTAGTGGCGATGGACAAGCCGCTAGTGCCGCTGTTATGGCGCTGGCTTTAACGCAGACCTCTAGTGTGCAGCCTATTCCGCAAAAATCTGAGGCAATTCAATGGGCGTCTATCTTAGCGTCACCGGTAACCTCGCTAGGAATGATGTGGATGCAAGCTGATTCAGCTAAGACTATGGCTCGCTACAACTCGCAGGTAGATCTTGCGTCTGTTCAGGCCGATGCTGAAACTCAACAAGCTTTGTATGGAAGTTTTACTAATATTTCTAGCGCAGGGCTTAGTGCCGCAGGCAACGTAAATTACACCCCGTTTATTGACGGTATGGTAAGCCTTGGAACTACTGGCATGGATAATCTCGTTGATCTAGGAACTGCAAGTTTAGACGCCAATACAAACATTGCTACGATTGGTGTTAATGGAGCAGTCACACTAGGCACTGTTGGAATTACTGCCACGCAAGATGTAGGTGTTGCAGGAATAGAAGGCATTTCCACAAACACACTTAACTGGCTTAACTATTCTGAGACACGAGACACTGTTTGGAAGGACATACTAGCCACTGAGCAAAGCGGCTGCACTGTTACCACCAACGAAACTGGTCAAGTCATAGTAACGTGTAACTAATCTTGGCTGATTTAAATGTTCAATTGCTACCTTGGCAGCAGGAGGTCTATTCTGACCCTTCGCGATTTAAGGTAGTAGCGGCAGGACGACGTACAGGAAAGTCTCGTCTTGCTGCTTGGATGTTAATTATAAATGGCCTTCAAGCAGATAAAGGTCATGTTTTTTACGTTGCGCCCACTCAGGGTCAGGCCAGAGATATTATGTGGCAAACCCTAATGGAGCTAGGACACCCTGTGATTGCGGGTTCTCATATTAATAACCTGCAGATCAAGCTGGTCAACGGGGCCACAATTAGTCTTAAAGGAGCCGACAGGCCCGAGACTATGCGTGGTGTGTCCTTGAAGTTTCTTGTGATGGACGAGTATGCGGATATGAAGCCTGATGTATGGGAGCAGATTCTTCGTCCAGCACTAGCGGATCAAAAAGGAGAAGCCATGTTTATTGGAACTCCTATGGGCCGCAATCATTTTTATGAGCTTTATAAATATGCTGAGCTTGGGGATGATGAAACCTATAAGGGCTGGCACTTTACAAGTTACGACAACCCAATTCTTGATGCGTCTGAAATCGATATAGCTAAAAAGTCTATGTCGAGCTATGCGTTTCGACAAGAGTTTATGGCGTCTTTTGAAGCGCGAGGCTCCGAAATGTTTAAGGAGGATTGGGTTTCTATTGGTGAGGATAACATTGAAGGCGATTACTATATTGCTATTGACCTTGCTGGCTTTGAGGAGGTAAATAAAAAGCGAACAAAAAATACTAGCCTAGACGAAACAGCTATTGCAGTAACAAAGGTTAGTCCTGATGGATGGTTCGTAGAAAATATCATTCATGGGAGGTGGGATTTAAATGAAACCGCTATGAAAATTTTTCAGGCTGTGCGCGATTATCAACCTGTAAGCGTAGGAATAGAAAAAGGAATTGCCAAGCAAGCTGTAATGTCACCATTAACAGATTTGATGAAGCGTTATGGAATGTTTTTTCGCGTAGAAGAACTTACCCACGGAAATAAAAAGAAAACCGACAGAGTTATGTGGGCATTGCAGGGGCGATTTGAGAATGGTTATGTTATTTTAAATAAGGGCGCGTGGAATACGCGATTTCTTGACCAGTTATTTCAGTTTCCAGATGCGTTAACACACGATGATCTGGTTGATGCGTTAGCTTACATAGATCAGTTGGCGCAAGTTGCATACGATTACGAGTATGAAATTGACGATCACGAAGTTTTAGATGTTATATCTGGATATTAATAGGAAAGAATCATGGCAGACGAAATTTACGAACCCGACCCTTTAATGATCGAACAGTCGCTTGCTGGTTGGGTGATGACAAAGTGCGAAGATTGGCGCGATTATTATGAGTCAAACTATGAGGAAAGATTCGATGAATACTATCGGTTATGGCGAGGTCAATGGGATCCTGCTGACTCTCAAAGAGCGTCTGAGCGTTCTAGAATTATCGCTCCTGCGTTACAGCAGGCTGTAGAATCTAACGTAGCAGAGCTTGAAGAGGCTACTTTTGGACGTGGAAAGTGGTTTGATATTTCAGATGATGTGGCAGATGGGCAAAAGCAAGATATTTTGTATTTGCGGAAAAAACTAAGTGAAGATTTTGAATCCTGCAAGGTTAGAAAAGCTGTAGCTGCTGTATTTGGTACAGGCATTGGTGAGGTGGTTATTGAAGAAATTAAAGAAATGGCTCCCGCATCAGAGCCAATTATGGGTGGAGATCTTCAGGCTGTTGGTGTAAACATTAAGGATCGTGTTGTTGTAAAGCTAAAGCCTGTATTGCCGCAAAACTTTTTGATAGATCCCGTAGCAACTTCTATTGAGGAAGCCTATGGTGTTGCTATTGATGAGTTTGTAAGTAAGCACACTGTAGAAATTCTGCAAGAGCAAGGCTCTTATAACGAAGGATATATTGAATCGTCTGCCGTAGATACTGACCTTGAGCCAGATCAAGATCTAACTATCTATAATGATGACAAGGTACGCATTACCAAGTATTATGGCCTAGTGCCAAAAGAGCTTCTTGAGGCTGAAGGTGTTGAGGTCGAAGAAGACTCAAGGTACGTTGAAGCCGTTGTTGTTATTGCAAACGGCGGAATGCTTTTAAAAGCCACAAAAAATCCATACATGATGGGCGATAGGCCCGTAGTCGCATTTCCTTGGGATGTAGTCCCAGGGCGATTCTGGGGTCGTGGTGTTTGTGAAAAAGGCTATAACAGCCAAAAGGCTTTGGATACAGAGCTTAGAGCGAGGATCGATGCGCTAAGCCTTACGATCCACCCAATGATTGCTATTGATGCTACCCGATTACCTAGAGGTGCTAAGCCCGAGGTTAGACCGGGTAAAATAATTTTGACTAACGGAGATCCGCGTGAGGTTTTGCAGCCATTTAATTTTGGACAAGTGGGTCAGATTACTTTTGCCCAAGCTGCAAGCCTTCAGCAAATGGTACAGCAAGCGACAGGCGCTGTGGACTCAGCAGGGATCGCTGGACAGGTCAATGGTGAAAGTACTGCTGCTGGGATATCTATGTCTCTTGGTGCAATTATTAAGAGACATAAACGCACCCTTATAAACTTTCAACAGTCTTTTCTTTTGCCGTTTGTTACCAAAGCGGCTCATCGATATATGCAGTTTGACCCAGATGAATATCCTGTATCAGACTATAAATTTGTAGCAACCAGCACACTCGGCATTATTGCCAGAGAATATGAAGTAACTCAGCTGGTTCAATTGCTACAAACAATGAAGCAAGAAAGTCCTTTGTATCCCGTATTGATTCAAAGCATCATTGATAACATGAACCTGAGTAACAGGGAGGAGCTAATTGCTACGATGCAGCAGGCTTCTCAGCCAAATCCGCAAGCACAACAAATAGCAATGATGGCTCAACAATCGCAAATGGAGTTGCAACAAAGCCAGACAAATGCATTAAATGGTCAAGCAGCAGAATCTCAGGCAAGAGCAGCGAAGATTTCTGTCGAAGCTCAGATTGCGCCTCAAGAGCTTGAGCTTGATAGGATTAAAGCAGTTACTAGCAACCTACAGGCAGGCGATGCTGACGATAAAGAGTTTGAGCGTAGGCTTAAGGTAGCTGACAGGCTGTTAAAAGAACGCGAAGTAGAAGGAAAGGCAAAAAATGCTAATGACACAAACCGAAATCAACAATCTGTTGAGCCAGATCAACGTAGCCTTCAAGGATCAGACAGGCCAATTGAAAGACCTCAAAGCCCGATTGGAAACATTGGAGAGCAGATTGGATGAAAAAGAAAAAGGATCCAAAGCTGGAACGCGCGGGGGTAAGCGGGTACAACAAACCGAAAAGAACACCGAAGCATCCAACTAAAAAGTTTGTAGTTGTTGCAAAAAAAGGCGACACAACTAAGCTAATTAGGTTTGGCGATCAAAAAATGACTATTAAAAAAGATCAACCTGCTCGCAGAAAGTCTTTTAGGGCCAGACACAAATGTGATACAAGTCCTCCCGATAAACTGTCTGCGAGGTATTGGTCGTGTAAGAAGTGGTAACAATCAATTAAGGGGTGAAAATGACGTTAGAGTATCGGTACAAATTAAAAACCAAAGAGTCAATAGAGACTGCCATTAAGTATCACAGGTTGCTAAGAAGGCCAAACGACAAGGTTATTGTTATGTACTCTGGCGGAATGGATAGTGTATCGCTTGCTTGGAGTTTGTTAGAGCATACAAAGCACAAGGTGCATATCCATTCAATTCATCTTGATAATTCTGAAGGAAGGTTTAAAGCAGAGGCTAAAGCTATTTACGATAGCGTTAATTGGTTAAAAGAAAACCAAAGAGAGTTTGAGTTTTCGTCTTGTATGTACTCATACAAAAATAAATATCCCGGCGGTCGTGATATGTCTTTGGCTTTGTTTCAGGCTGGAAGAATTATATCGGCTATGGCTGAGCCTGTAGCGGCTGTATTTACAGGCGACTACAATATGAGCAAAGAAGAAAGCGCAGAGGCTTACGGCGTGTTTAGTGCATTATTTATGAACAAACAGATTAAGCCCGTGTGGGCTGCGCCGTTTGATTACATGAGCAAAACGCCATTAGAAAGAAGCCTTGGGGTTTACTACGCGATGCCAAAGGGGTTGCGTAAATTATATTGGTCGTGTAGAAAGCCAAAAGAATCGCCCGAAGGCTTTATCACCTGTGGTGTATGTCATGCTTGCAAACGTCAACATGACCTTCATAAGCATATAAAGGACTACGAAAGTGAAAGTAAAAGCCCCTGATGGTTATCATTGGATGAAAAACGGCAAAAGTTTTAAGTTGATGAAAAACCCAGCTGGAG